TGTAATTTTTGTATGTCCTCAATTTGTTGTTTCCTTTCTTGTAGTTGCTCTACAACTTTACCAGTAGGTGAGTTCTTAAAGTTGTTAATGATGTTTGCACCTACTGCTCCGAGGATTATCAGTCCTCCAAGGATTGCTAATTTAACTTTCATCTACTTTCTTAGTGGTTTTTTTCTTTGTAGCTTTTTTAGCTTTAGCTTCCGCTTGCTTAGCTATTTGATCACTTAATGTACTCATGTTTTATCAGTGGGTTTAGTAGGACATTCATACTCCTGTTCATTCCAAGGGAACTTCTTATCTTTAGGAGTACAGTTTTTTTCTAGATACTCTTTAACAGCATCCTCTTTATTCTTTTCGTATTTTACGATTGGTACTACGTCATTACACATGGTATATACACGTGTACCTTCAGCTAACATGAAACCTTTTCGTTGTAGTTCAGCACATCTCAGCATCCGAGTTAGCTCATAATCAAGCCTCATCTTTTCTTCTTGCCGTTTGGCTATACGTCTGCATTGTGCTAAACCACTACGGTCTAAAGGTACCATGAAATTAAGTTGACCTCCCCAGTTCTCAGCTACTGTGTAGCTTCTCTGAAGCATCTCCTCGTCATAAGGTGTTGTATGATTCCCCATATAAAATGGAGAGAATGTCATCGTTGCTCCATTGCAACTGACACCAGATCCATAATGTTGCCTACTTGGTGCCCCATTATTTTGAAATTGGACAGCTTGATTAGTTACATTTCCAGTCGCTGCTGCAACGGGATTTGACACATTATTTGTTTCTGGATCTGATGCTTTAACAGGTGCTACTGAGAGAAGACTGACAAGGAGACAGTAGTAGAGTCCGTTTCTATAGTTCTTTCGATCTCTGTGAGTTCGATTATTTGACTGGCTGCTCGTGTTACTACTTCTAGTGAGAAGTCGGAACCAGCTGTTGTCATGTTGAAGATTGAATCGGTATCTGCTATGCCTCCAGAGCTTGCTGATGAATGGGTTATGTTGTCCCCAGACCATTTGTTTAACGCTGCTCCATAGGTGGTTGTTGTTATCTCTTCTGTTATTTCTTGAGTTGTAGTTGTAGTACTATTCATAGAACCCTGGGTGAAGTTGGGTTGTATTAATTCAGCTCTTACTACCGTGGGTGATGCCAGTAGGAAAAGTAAAAGCCATTTCTTCATGTTTCTTTTTTCTTAGCCATAGGACAATCTACGGTTGTTGGTTTGGCATTACCACCTTTATTTCCAGTGGTCAAGCCAAATGTCGCAAGTGCTCCCGTAAACACACTAGCAACGAACGTGATATCTGAATTACCTGATTTCTTAACCATAGGTAATTCTACGTAGTTCATCGTAATTATAAATCCACTCCAAACTACAACGCCAAGCCTGACGAATGTACCAAGTATTTGGATTTGATGTTCTTGATCCTCAGCAGCATCTTTCAGCTTTCCGAGGAGTCCTTTTTCTTCTGGCGGTTTTCCTTCCATTTATCGACTTTCTTTTGTAAGAATTTCTGTATTTGTTTCTTTATTTTGTCAAATAAAGGAGTAGCAAGGGTGGTAGTGGCTACAGCTGCAACAGCTGCGTAGGTAGCCGTTGCGACTACTTCAGCTGAAGGTAAGGGTAGATCAATCTTTACAACAGGTACTCGAAGAGTTGGTTGTTCAGTTTTAGCAGTTTCTGCATCTTCAGTTTCCTCTGGTACTTCCTCTAGCTCTACTCCCTTGGGAGCTTTGATATTGCTTGGAGGTATGACTATAGGAGGAAACACAGGCATCTCTGCTGATGGTTGCTTTAGAGGGATGCTAGGCATGTCTAAAGCTCTAGGCAGTTTAGGGACTTTCACCTATTGCCAAGGAACACCGTCACCTAAAGTAGGCTGAGTCTTCTCTTGAATAATCCCTTTCATCTGATTCTCAAGATCAGCAGAACTAGGATTCCTGACGTTATCTTTAGCATTTTCTGCATTAAGTTTATCTTGAATCCATTTTAGAATTGTAGTTTCATCTAGCTCCTTATATGGTACTAGATTGTCTGGCTTCTCTAAACCTAAAGAAGCTGTCATTTGATGTGTATGGAAATTATTTGAACCATATATACCGAAATCTACTGAGTAGACGTATCCACTTTCGATTTGTCTTTTAAGGTTTAATACTTTCCAAGTAACTTTTGTTTCGTTCATAATTGATTTAGGTGGTTAGCTCCCAAGGTAAGCCTGAAACATGATTAGGATTTTCTTTTCTTCTTGCTTCAAGTTGATTTAATAAATTATCTTCTACTTGCTTTGTACTGAAACCATCTTCATTGTTTTTTGTATTGATTGCATCTAAAGTATCTTTAACCCATTTTATTGCTATATCCTGAGTGATATCTTTAAATGCAACTGGAGTTCCAGTGGGAGGTTCGAAATTTATAGAAGATAATCGTTGTACTGCATCTGCTTTTTCATCGTCTGTTGTCACTACACGATACTCAGCCGAAGAAACAATACCTGAATCTTTAGCTCTTTCCAATCTTGTAATTGACCAAGTTGTTTTTACTGTCATTTTAAATACTATTAGTGTTAATGGCTATGTCCATCTTTAGAGTTTAATGTAGGCATAGAATTGTTAATTAAAAGTTTACTTGAACTAAGTGCTAAACCTGCAACAGGAGTGTCTTCATAAGAACCGAAATAAGTATTATCACGTGAAGTTGCTAAAGTACCATCACCTTGTACAAAATAATGAGTACCAGTAGTTAATCCAGATAAATTAGACGTAGTATTTCCGTAAGTTAATATAGTTGCTGTTTGACCGTTTGAAACTGCTGATTGGGCAAATCCAAGATAATGGTTAGGATTTGTACAATTAGTATTTACTTCAGCTGTATCTATAACACGTGATGCTCCATAACTATTAGTTACGTTTTGAAAGATAGTCATAGTTCGATCATTCCCAGGAATATTAATTGAATCTTGACTCCCTGTATGATTCACTCCAACTGCCATATGAGATGATGATCTTAAAACTAAACTTGTTCCACTTACATACGCAAACTTATGGTACATTAACTTGTCTTCTTTATAGCACATAACAACTGATCCACTTGTAGGATCAAATGCCATAGAACTACACCATCTGTAACCTTCTTGTAGTTGTGGATAGTTAGTACCTGAGTGTACAGCTGAACTTGATATATTATCTAATTCAGTACCAAAACTGATACTTGTTCCACTAACTGTTCCAACTCTTGCAGCAAATATTCTATCAGATTTGTAATAACCAACTACAACTTTATTGTTAGTTGTGTCATAACACATAGACATGCCTGTAATTTCATTACTACTATCAAGAACTACTTCTGAACCAAAACTAATTGATGTACTACTTACTGTTCCTATTCTACAACAAGCTTGCCATATACTACTAGCGTACTTGTGATAAGTAAGAACAACTTTATTGGTATCTGGATCGAATAACATTTCTGTTAATCTACACTGGTTCGTTGAAACAGTTACTGTTGTACCTAATGAAACTGAAGCACTTGTACCACTTGCACCACTTAAATTAACTACTCTACATTTTAATTTATTACTGTCACTAGCTGAACACCAAGCAATTACACTGTTGTTTGCATTAGTATCATAGCAACCACTCATATAATCTGCTTCAAAGTTTGGATAATTTACAGCAGATGTAAAGTTAGTAGAACTACCGTAACTAACACTATTATTGCTACTATTACATTGTAGTACTCTAATTTCTCCAGTACCACCGTAGTTCTGACCATAGAAATATAAGTTGACATCTCTATCAGGATCATGGACTATCTTTGTTCTAGTTCTATGGTAGTCCCTCTGATATTCACCTAAACCATAAGTATAAGTCCAACCACTCGGGCTGCTGGTTAAAGCAGTACAAGCAATTTGTAATTGGCTATCACCAGTACCACCATTAGGTGAGAAACCTATTAGCATCTTACTAAAATGTGAATCTATTGCCAAACGGAAAGAACCAACATTATTGTTTCTCCAATTGTTTGTACCTGCATGAGTGGGGACAGTTCGAGAAGTTGTAGCTATTGCAATTGCACTGCATGTACCGTCACTATTTAAAGTGACAGGTTTATTAGTAGCGATTGCACCACTAGCCGTTAGTGAAATTGTATTACCACCTGGAGGTAGGTTGGTTAGGTTTGAACCATCACCGTAGAATGCACTTGCATATACATTCCTCCATCTATGATTACTACTAGCACCTAAGTCCCAGTCACCGTCTGTACTTGGTTTGAAATGCTGGCTATATAAATAAGCATTACCTGATCCTCGATTACAGAGTAATTGCCAACTACCACCTGCATTTAAAAATCCAATATTGTTACCATTATCAGCATAGACATAACCTCGTTGTGTGTTATCAGAAGTACGGAAATCTATAGCTGCACTAGTACTTGCACTTCTGAAAGTCATGTACCAATTAGTATTTGGATTTACATACCAACCACCAGAACCACCACCGTTCCAATAAAGACCAGAAGTTGTACTTTCAAAGTAATGCCAACCACTTGTGTGGAGGGAATCTCCTGTGTTTGTTGCGTATAATTTATTTGTATAAACAGAAACATTACTTATCACACCACCAGAACCTACGTTGCCGTGGTTAAGAACTCGTTTTAGTCCTGAACCTTCGTCAACTTCAAATGCACCACTTGGTGATTTTTTAATATCCCAACTATTCCAGTTGCCATCTAAGAAACCGTAGTTACCTGGCTGACCATATAACTGGAAGCACCAAGTATCAGCATTGTTATATCCGCTAATACCTACATCAGTAGAACCTCCTGTGTTATAACCTCTTAGTTTTAAGTTCTGTGTTGTGCTTCCTGATTGAGTTAACTTTGTACTGTTAAGTAGAAGTTCACCGCTAAGAGTTAGATTACCTGTGAAGGTATCGTTAGTATCACTTCTTAAGTAGCTTGAACCTTGAACACCATCTAACGTATCTGCGTCTAGCCCAGAGCCAGCACCATCGTTGCCAGCGTGCCATACAGTGTTGAAACTAGAACCATTTGTTGAGAAGGATATATCATCTCTAATTCTCAACATTGAACTGTCTTCTTGATTCTGTATATCTAAGTAGCCATTAGCATTCCATTGAATATAAGCTTTATTGGTAGTACCTTCTTGAAATCTTATATATGGATCATTACTACCAGCAAGAATAATCTTTCCGTCGGAACTTGTATTGAAAGTGTTAGCTTGATCTCTTCTTGCAAAAGTCGCACCTGCAATTCCATCTACATGATCAGCATCTAAGCCACTGCCAGCACCATCAACAGTCTTGATAGATGTAAGTAGTTCTGAAGCTGATTGGTCAGCAGTTGCACCCGCTTCAATAGCATTTAACTTCGTATGGTCTGCATCAGTGAAGACATGAGAGTCAGTAGCTGCTTCAACCGCTGCTCTAATTTCAGCATTGGTTTGATCTGCTGTAGCGTTAGCTTCTATAGCGTTTAGCTTGGTATGGTCTGCGTCTGTAAAGACATTGGAATCACTAGCTGCTTCGACTGCTGCTCTTATTTCAGCGTTAGTCTGGTCAGCTGTAGCGTTAGCTTCTATACCATCTAATTTAGTACCATCAACTGATACGTCTCTACCATCAAAGGTTTGACCAGAGATAAAGGTTTGAGCACCAGTAAAAGTATTAGCTCCTAATGAAGCTAAGTTACCAGTAGCTGTTACACCACCTTGCCATGT